CTGCAAAAACCATCACCCGCACGGAGCTGGTCAACAAGACACTCGAGCGCATTGCCGAGATGCTTGAAGGCGACGCCATCAATGCAGATCAACTATCAAAGCTTGCTGCAATGGTGGAGCGGCTCGACAAAAAAGGCTCTGTGGTGGCCTACATGGAGGTATTTACCGACTTTGGCAAATGGCTACAGCAACTCACTTACACTAACAAAGATGTTACCCTCGAATTTCTGAAAATGGTGAACCGGTACCACGACATCTTCATCAGTCAAAAACTAAACAACTAATGAGTTTGCAGTCGCATAAATACCAGTCGTGGAAGGAATGGTGCAGAGTAGTGCAGGCTGCCACCAACGTGAAGCTGCACGAGCCGGTAGAGCACAAGGAAAAGCGAATTAAGCGTGCAAAGGATGATTATGAATTCTTCGTAAACGAGTACTTTTCGCACTACGCCACCGATCCCTGTGCCGACTTCCACATCCGTGAAGCCAACAAGATAAAGAATGATCCCAACTTTTTTGGCGTCTGGGAATGGCCACGTGAGCATGCCAAATCAGTGCATGCGAATGTCATAATTGCCTGCTGGCTAATAGCCAGAGCCGAGCTTACCGGCATGGTGCTGGTAGGCAAAAACAACGACGACGCTTGTGGCCAGCTTAGCGATGTGCAGGCCGAGCTGCAATACAACCAGAAGTTTATATCCGACTATGGCGAGCAGGTGAAGTCAGGATCGTGGGAGGAGGGCAACTTTATTACCAATGACGGGATCGAATTCATTGCCGTAGGTCGCGGGCAGTCGCCGCGTGGTATCCGTAACCGCGAGAAGCGCCCTAATTACTGCGTGATAGATGATATTGATGATGATGAAATTGTAAACAACCCCGACCGCGTTGACCGTGTCGTGGATTGGCTGTTAGGTTCACTGTATGGCGCGATGGACATCCGTGCCAGCCGCTTCCTGATGATTGGCAACCGCATACACCCGCGCTCCATACTGGCGCATGTGGTGGGCGATGTGGACGACAAACCGAAACGCAAAGGCCTGCACCATTCTAAAGTAATGGCCACCGTTGATGGCACCTTTACGGGCACGCCATCGTGGCCGCAAAAATTCAGCAGCGAACAACTGCAGCTGCGTTTCGAGCGCATGGGCTACTACATGGCCTTGCGCGAGTACTTTCATAAGGCCGTTACCAAAGGCAAAGTATTCAAGCCGGAGTGGATTCACTGGGGGCGCATTCCACGCCTGCAGAATATGGACTATATCGTTGCCTACTTCGACCCATCTTATAAGCCAAAAACCACCAACGATTTTAAAGCCATAAAGGTTTGGGGCAAAAAGGGTATCAACCTTTACAATTTCGATGCTTTTTGCAAACAAAGCAGCATCACAGAGGCTGTGAAATGGTTTTACGACTTCCACGAATCGCTGCCCGAAGATGTGATCTGTGAGTATTATATGGAGGAAGTGTTTCTGCAAGATATGTTTTATGAAGATTTTGAAGCCGAAGCCCGTGAGCGTGGCTATTATCTCCCTATAAACGGCGACACCCGCAAAAAGCCGGATAAGTTCGCACGCATTCAGGCAATTAGTCCGCTCTGGGAACGCGGCTTAGCAACCTACGACATCAGGCAGAAAAACAACAGTCACATGATCAACAGTATCGAGCAGACGCTCGGATTCCAAAAGGGCAGCATGATACACGACGACGGCCCCGATGCCGACGAGGGCGCTATCTGGAAGCTGCAACGCAAAGGCCACCTGAGCGAATTTGCAGGCACCCTGGGGCACCGGTCGCGGCAAAGCAAATTTGGTTATTAATAAACAAATGATATGAGCTATCTAACCACAGCAGACTATAAGTCGCTCATCCTCGATGACGACCTCGATGTGATTCAACAGGCCGACGTTAATGTTCGGCAAACGGCAGAGGCTGCCGCCGAGAGCTATTTTAAAAGCTTCATCCGTAGCAGGTACAATGTAGAGGCTTTATTCGCAACCGAGGCTACCCGCGATCCGGTGCTGGTGCAGTTCCTCATCGACGAAGTATTATACAACCTGCACAGCACGCTGCCCGGCAACATGGTGCCCGACATACGCAGCGAACGCAAGGAGAAGCTCGACACCTGGCTCAAAGGCATCCGCCGTGGCGATATAGAACCCGACTGGCCTACTATCGACGACGACGAGAATACCGACCTGGGCAATCCGGTGAAGTGGGGTGGTAATAAAAAACTTGATTCAACCTGGTAAAAACGATATTAAAACACAGTTGAAATGAAATTGAATTTCTTTAGTACAAAACGAGCCGCGCCTGCATTCGGCGATCTTATGAACCACCCCAACGCAATGTATCTGGCCGAACAGCTCGAACGCAATAAGAGCCTCATTCTCGAATTGAAGCAGCTCACGCAGCAGCTCACGCAGCAGGAGATAAAAGGTTGGCGACAGGCCAATCAGATGGCGCTCAGTCACGACAACCCTAACAGGTTCCGACTTTATGGTCTATACTACGACGCCATGCTCGACGACCACTTGCTCGGCGCTATCCGTAATCGCAAACTAAAAACCATGCGCCGCACTTTTAAAGTAGTAGATGCGAAGGGCAATATCAACCATGATCTTACAGAGCTTTTACAAATGAAGTGGTTCAAACTCTTCATGTCCTACAGCCTCGATTCGATTTTTTACGGATATTCATTGATCCAGTTTGGCGAGATCGACAGGAAGGAGAAGCCAAAATTCGTAACGATGAAAGTAGTCCCGCGCGCGCATGTGGTGCCCGAGTACAGCGTAATAAAGCGCGAGGTATCCGATGAACCTATTAAAGGCATCGACTACACCAAGCCGCCCTACAGCCTCTGGTGCATCGGCGTGGGCGATACCGACGACCTCGGCCTGCTGCTGCCTACCTCACGCGATACCATCAGCAAGAAGTACGCCCTTCAGTTCTGGGATCAGTTTGCTGAGATATTCGGTATGCCAATCCGGATCGGTAAATCGTCAAGCCGAAACAAGAAGGATACCGACAAGATAGAGCAGATGCTGGACGGCATGGGCGCTGCCTCCTGGGGATTGTTCCCTGAAGGCACCGAAATAGAGATTAAAGAAACTACCCGTGGAGACGCCTTCAATGTATATGACAAGCGCATAGATCGCGCGAATACAGAGATGAGCAAGGCTATTTTGGGGCAGACCATGACGATGGACGACGGATCGAGTAAAAGCCAGGCGCAGGTGCATGAATCTGTAAGCGATGAAATCGGCGAAGCCGATGGCGACATGGTAAAGGATGTGGTGAACGACGACCTGTGGCCGTTCCTTCTGCAGCACGGCTGGCCAATACAGAACCACCGGTTTGAATGGGACGACACGCACGAATATACCGCGACAGAGATGCGCGAAATAGAAGGCATGCTACTACAGTATTACGAAATAGAGCCTGAATATTTTAACGAACGATACGACATTCCAATCGTGGGTATCAGACAGCAGCAGGCATTTGGCAACTTAGAACTTGTCAAAAAAAAAAGTTAACGCTTAACCTCCCTTCCGGGCGCGACCTCTGCCCCGACTGCGGATCGACGATGCAGCTTGTATCGACAGCTAAGATAGAGATGCCCGACCTAATCAGGCATGTGTGGGACAACCGGGGCGAGGTGTTTAATTGGGAGCTGTTCGACAAAACAGCAACCCTGCTCATAGATGCACTCACGCGCGGGTGGAAGGGCGATGAAGGACTGAAGCTTGCAAAGCTCGCTACCCCAACGCAGATCAGCATCGACTACGACAGCCCCGACTATGCCTGCCTCCAAATGTTCGAGCTTAACCTCTTCCAATTTTCGGCAGCCAAAACAGCTGCAGCAGCGCAGCAACTCAACGAACTTGCGCGCGACAACGAAACCTTTAGCGAGTTTAACAAAAAGGCCAACAAGCTGATGAGCGTTTATAACGAGAACTTCCTGCGCACCGAATACGACTTTGCACACAATACGGCCAGCAACGCTGCCAAATACCACCGGTTGCGCGGCCTCAAGAATGAGTTCCCCACCTGGCAATACCTGACCGCTGGCGACGACCGTGTGCGCGAAGCACATCGTGCCCTGCATGGTAAGAAATTCAAAGCCGACGACCCAGCCTTCGATTCCATTTCGCCGCCCAACGGCTGGGGCTGCCGGTGCTACATAAAGCCACTCACCGGCGTATCGAATAACTACACCACTAAGGATGAAGCCGAGAGACTTCTGGCGCAGTCGGAAGTGAACAAAGCCGGACAGAGCGAGTGGGACAGGATGATCAAGTATGGCTTCAATGTGAATCGGGCGAAGGTGAAGCAGATTTTTGATAAAAATAAGATGTATGTGCATGAAAACCTTGGCGAAAAGCTCTCGTACAAAGATCAGGGCATGAAGGCTTATAGCGAGATGGATCGCGCCACCTTTGCCGACCGCGACATTTTGGAGCGCGATAAAGCCTGGGCAACTGCATGGCATGACGGGTATGGCGAAACGGCTGTGGATTACGCAAAGCGCAGGCTCACGTTTTCAAAGAAAACAGTAAAATCGCATCTTACGGATAAATATATTCATGAGGGAGTGGCTGGCCGGCAGAATACCATTGAGCTTGTGCCGGAGGTCTTAAAAAGCCCCGATGAGGTGTATCTGTTTGATGCAGGGAGCGTTCGGTACAAACTTCGTTACATCAAATATTACTGCGACTACAGCATGAGTGTGGTTGCTGAGATTACAGACGACAGGCTCAAGGTGCAGAGTTGGTACAATATTATAGAAACAAGTTTGGATGCTCACCAGAGGAATGGTGTGCTAATAAAAAGAAATCCTGCAATTGTTAAGGATTAAACCAATTAAGAGTCACGCCTATCGACAATTACAGGATTCTGATTGCAAATGTAATGAATAAATAACAACTCAAAATGAAATCTGTCTTTTATCACAACGGACGCCCTTACAGTTTTGACAAAGTGCACAAGCAGATGCGCGGCAACTATGCGCGCATTATGCCCGCCGTGGCCGAGGTGGCTGTCAATTTCTTCCAGGACAGATTCAGAGCGCAAGCCTGGACGGACAGGTCGACAAAACGCTGGGACAAACGAAAAACTGCCGACAAAAACAAGCGCCGACGCGCCATCCTCATCAAGTCAGGGCAGCTTAGGAATGCAATAAGTCCTGAGATTGTTACCAAAAATATGGTGCAGATCATCAACCGCAAGCCCTATGCATCAGTACATAATCAAGGCTTCAGGGGTGTGCAATATGTAAGGGCGCATCATCGCAAGATAAGAGGGCGTGTGGATGTGTATAACATTAGTTCACGAAAGAGATCAACCCGCAAGACGACCTTAGGCAGGGCACAAGTAAAAGCACACTCACGCAGGGTTAACATACCGCAACGACAGTTCATGGGCAACAGCGAGGCGATGGAGCGCAAGTTCGACAGGCTGATCGTTACCCTTTTAGATAAATCATTTAACATGTAAATATTATGAACATAAGAGCAGATTTTTACAACCGGATAGCAGAACGCCTCACCAGCATCGTGGATGAAAGCGATGCGCCGGTGATAAAGCACTTCGACTTTTGGAACAATCAGTACAACGACGACTTCCGTGAGGTTTTCGCCCATCCTGCAGTGTTTCTTCACATCAAAGAGATGTCGTGGCAGAGCACCGGCAAACACCGCCAGCTCGGACAGATGGGGTTCGATCTGCACATTGCATCAAGTACTAAGGCTAAGAGCGCCTTCGACCGGCAGTTTACAAATCGCTGGCTGGCGCACCTTGAGATGATCGACACTATTCATTACTGGCTTGCCGGGTGGCAGGCGGGGCCTTTTGGCAGCCTGCAACGCATACGCTCGCAACACGACGACCTGTATGGCGACATAATCAAGCATGTGGAAACGTACCGCTGCACGGCAGTGGATGTAGCGGCCATGCGCACCTACACCAGGCTGCTGGGCGATAAGCTGGTGATAACGCTAAAGATGGATTAACACAAAACAAAAAGCCCCTACAAATGTAGGGGCTTTTTGTTGCCCTCCTTCGAGACTCCAGGACTTAGGAGCTGGTGCGATTAAAATTTGAAAGCAATTCACAACTTAAAGTTGCAAGAAGTTTATTTCAATTCCTTTACGGTGCGATTAAAATAACAA